GGAATCACCATTACCTTCTGGCGATGGAGTTAAAAAAGAAGTAGAACCAATGCCAGGTGAAAAAGATTCTCCATTCGATATGGGAGCATACGATAAGAAATTAGAAGAGATGGCTTACAGAATCGAAGAGATGGAAAAGAAAATCGCTAAGATGGCAGAAGTTGAAATCGAAGTGAAAGAAGAAGAGGAAGAGGAAGAAGAAGACTTACCAAAATTAGACGGAGCACCTGTTGAAGAAACTAAAATGAGTGCACAATTCAAACAAAGAAATAAGAATGGTGAGAATACACAAAACAAATTCTTATCAAAATTATATAAATAAAAATTTTTAAAAACATTAAAACAATGAGAAAACAACAAAATTTCTTAAACCCGACTGTAACAACTACATATGCGGGTGAGTTCGCTGGAAAGTATATTGCAGCTGCGTTGTTTAGTGCAAGAACATTGGATAACAAATCTATAACTATCATGCCAAACGTGAAGTTTAAGAGTGTAATCCAAAAGATTGCAGTAGATAACATCATCTCAAATGCATCTTGCGACTTTACAGAGACTGGTTCAGTTGCTCTTACAGAGAGAATCTTAGAACCAAAAGAATTACAAGTAAACTTACAATTATGTAAGCAAGAGTTTGTAGATTCTTGGGAAGCATTACAATTAGGTTTTTCTGCATTCGATGAAATCCCTGCTAACTTCAACGATTATTTAGTATCTTATGTAGGTGCTAAAGTTGCTGAAGCTACTGAAATTTCTATCTGGTCAGGAAACTCTGCAACTAACGGTCAGTTCGGTGGATTATATCCAGCGTTATCTGCATCAGTAGGTGTAGGTGGTGCAACTGCTCCTATTACTTCATCAGTATCAGGATCAATTACATCAACAAACGTAATCGCAGCATTAGATGGAGTATATTCTGCTATCCCATCTGCGGTATTTGGTAAAGAAGATTTAGTAATCTATGTACCAACTAACGTGGCTAAGGCATATCAGCAAGCAATCTCTACTAACTACGCAAATGGTTACCAAAACAATGTAACCGTAGGTCAAAAACCATTGGATTTCCAAGGTATTGAATTAGTATGGTCACCAGGTTTGGCAAACAACGCAGTAGTTGCAGCACAAAAATCTAACTTATTCTTCGGTACAGGTTTATTATCTGATTACAACCAAGTAAAAGTATTAGACATGGCAGACTTAGATGGTTCTCAAAACTTTAGAATCATTATGAGATATACTGCTGGTACTCAATTCGGTATTGGGCAAGACATCGTTATTCACAAAAACTACTAATCATATTTTTTAATGGAGGGTGGGTAACTATCCTCCACTTAAAATAAGATTAAATTAACTAACTTAAAAACAGAAAAAAAATGCCGTGTAACTTATCATTAGGAAGACAAGAAGTTTGTAAAGATTCAGTAGGTGGATTGGCTGGAGTTTATTTCTTAAACTACACAACCGCTTCCTTTACTCACGCAACTGGCAGTGATGGAGGTTCTCCAATCACAGCTTTCCCTTCAGGTAGCACAGTTTACTACTACCAATTGAAAGGAACAAGTGCATATACTGAAACAGTTAATAGTTCTAGAGAAAACGGTACTACTTTCTTCTCACAAGAATTGGTATTGAATTTAAAGAAATTGACAAATGAGATGACTACTCAATTGAAACTTATGGCGTATGGCAGACCTCAAATCGTAGTACACACTATGGCGGGAGATGCTTTATTAGTAGGTGAGAGAGAGGGAGCAGATTTGACAGGAGGAACAATCCAAACAGGAGGTTCAGTTGGTGATTTGTATGGTTATTCAGTAACTTTCCAAGGCCAAGAACAATTCAACGCATCGTTCTTATCTGGTTCTACTTACGCAGACCCATTTGCAAGTTTGACTGTAAAACCAACAGTCGTATATGGAGCTAATAATTAATTTTTAGTATAAGCATAAAACTTAAATTTAAAAGAGAGATAGGGATACCCAAAAGGTATCCCTTTTCTTTTAATGATAACACCAATCAAAATTGTTAAATTAGTATAAAGTATAGATAAAGACAAGCTAATGCAAGTATATTTCCTTTCAGGCTCAAACAATTACACTTTAAGAACCGAGCAACTTGCTAATACGAGTAGTTTAACTATTCATTTGCAGGATATGTATCTTCTTACCAATACTTCTCAATCGGTAAGTGCGAGCAGTTGGGATTCTTATGAATCAATGCTTACATTTCCATTAACCATTGCTTCGGCAAGTGAAGGAAGCGAATACCGAGCTACAATCAAAAGTGGTAGTTGTGCAGTATGGAATGGTTCAATAAGTGTAATGAAAGCACAAATCTCTTCTTCTAAAGCAAATTACGAAAACCAAAACAATCAGTATATATCAAATGTAACTGATAATGAATACATAATAATGGATTAATATGGAAAAGAAAAACCAAAATTTTTCAGTTGTATCTTTGAATCAACAAGGTATTCCGATGGTGACTGAGGATACTAAGACAAGACATAATTGGGTGCCGTTTGGAATCTATATGCAAGATGATTTCTATGCTGCGATTACACAAACATTCTCAACATCTACAACCCACGCTGCTTGTATAGAAGGAGTGGGAGACCTTATTTTTGGAAAAGGATTATATTCTAAAAATGAAGAGTTTCAACAAAGATTAACCAAATTAATTCCGCAAGAAGAAACAAAGAAAGTAGTCTTTGACTTAAAACTTTATGGTAATGCCGCATATCAAGTATTTTGGAATGATGAACATACTAAAATCATAAAGATGTATCATATTCCTGTTCAAACACTTAGAGCAGAAAAACTATACGATAATCCAAAGATTCAGAATTATTGGTATTGTATAGATTGGTTAGACCAAAAGGCACAAAGAAACAAAAAGAAAATTCCTGCATTCGGTACATACAACGAAAAAATGGAAATTCTATTTATTAAAAACTATACACCGGGTAAGTATTATTATTCCCTACCCGATTGGATGTCTGCATTTCAATTCGCTGAAGCAGAAGCAGAATTAAGTAACCTACACATCAATAACATCACTAATGGTTTCTTACCGGCAGTAATGATTAATATGAATAATGGTGTACCTGCTCCTGAAGAAAGGGATACTATTGAAGACCTAATTGTAAGAAAGTTTACAGGTACTTCTAATGCAGGTCGCTTTATGATTTCATTTAATGATGACCCAGCAAATAAACCGACTGTTGATACAATTAACATTGAGAACTTACATGAAAAGTTTCAATATGTTGCAGAATATGCACAGGATAGAATCCTTGTGGCCCATCGTATTACTTCTCCGTTATTATTTGGTATAAGAACTGCAAACAATGGATTCTCCTCACAATCAGAAGAGATGAAAACTGCATACTCAATCTTATCCACTATGACAATAACACCCTTCCAGAACCTCATTACAAACGTTTTAGGAGAGGCATTAGTTGAGGGAGGGTATGAATCCACCGAATTGTATTTCGAACAACTAACCCCTCTCGTAATCCTTTCTACAACCGCTGAAGAGACTGGACAGACAGTTGAAGAAGTTCAAACTGATATAAACGAAGCAGCGGAGAATCCTAATGAGATAGAAGAAGGATTAGAATTAGAAGAACACTTTGAAGTTCCTCAATATGGGTACAATAGAGTGGTAGATATGATAAAGTAAAATTTGGAATAATCAAATTATTTTCGTATCTTTAAAATAAAAAAGGTTATGGAAATATGGAAATATAATAGTGAATATGATTGTGAGGTAAGTACAATGGGTAATTGTAGAAACGCAAAAACTAAAAGAGTATTTGCTATTGATACAAATAGGTTATATAGTAGAAATCATAAGGATAGGATTCATAGATTAGTTGCAAAAACATTTCTAGAGAATCCAAATGGTTATAAAGAAATAAACCACATCAATGGAATTAAACACGATAATAGAGTTGAAAATTTAGAATGGTGTGATAGAAGTTATAATGAAAAAGAAAAAGTTCTATTAGGATTACATAATACTGCTAAGTTAAATGTTAAATTAGTAGAGCAAATTAGAAAAGAATATAAACCAAGAATAGTATCAACACATACATTAGCAAAAAAATATAATGTATCACAAAGTACTATTCATCAAATAATTAAACTTAAAATCTGGTAACCATATGTACGCATTATTCATAACAAGAAACGATATAATCAAAAATACTCCACTAAATGGTAGTATTGATGCTGATAAATTATTGCCGTTTGTAAGAACTG